AAAGAGCTAGGTAGGTATTCAATTAAGGGGGGAAAAAATACCTTTTGGGCGTCCTAGCGAAACCCTATAATTACAAGCTCGGTTTAGCTGGGGCCTTAGCCTCAGAAGTTCCTTCTTTTACCCAAGCTGGGCTGTCGTCTGCTTGTTTAGGCGACATTTTTTCTAAAGGTTTGAAAGCCTTGATGTTATTTTTATCATCAGGGTAGTCAGCGTTAGTGCTTTTTTCTATTCCAAAAGAACAGATTACTTTATTGCCAACCAACTCACCAGCATTCGAAGGTGGGTTATCTTTTCTTCCAACAGCTTTAACCAAACTAGAAAACTTTCTAGAGGCTATTTCTCTGACAAGCTCTTGCTTCTCTGAGTCATTATTGGTGTACCAAAGATTAAGGTTGTCTCTTGCGATCCATCCTTTATATTTCTCACCACATACTTTAACTTCTAACCTAAGGTATTCGTTGCCCGTCTTAGAAGTTGTCTTCTCACACGTGCTTACCTCAGTTAAATAGTCACCCTCTGGAATAGTAGATTCTCCACTATTACCACTTTCAAAATCAAACTTGACGTCTGCAAAATCGCTCATTACTTTTCTCCTTTTGTAAATCCAAGCTTATTAATAATATATGTCAAGTTAGGCTCTTCAAAAGAATCTAGCTTGCCACTCCTATCCTTGGCGATGTAATTATCTCCAAGAACTGTTTGCAACCAACGATTGGTTACTTTCTTCCCTTCATCATTCTCTTCAGTGAAAGTCCTAAGACATAACACCTCATCGAAGAAGTAAGGAATTTGGGTAGGTAGTTTTGCGCCAACCATCATAGGCTGATAGTGGAACATACCTGTTGACTCATCTCTAAGTTTGTCTTCTTTAGCAACAAAAATAACGTGCATCTTTAGATCTCTAAATCTACGCATCGTTCTTGTCATTACTGTGATGACCTCACCGTAAGCTTGTCTGGGATCTTTAGACCTTGCCTTTTCTTGTGCCAGTAAAAGTTCAGACATTTCGGTTACGCTATCTAAACAGATAGTATCGTAATCGAGTTTGCCATTCTCTAGCATCTCAGCAATTTCTTCAATCTCATACGCTTCTTTAACTTCAATAGCGGTAACGTTTACTGCGTCCTTAATAGACAACAGACCAGCTTCCATACTAATAATTAAAGTTTTTCCAGGTGCGGTTGCAAGTGAAGTTGTTTTACCAGCTCCAGCTGCCCCATACATTAAAATCTTAGCACCTTGATTTAAAACCAAGTCGCTAGGGCTTTTAATTCTACTCAATATATCATCAGACATTTATCTTCTCCTTTTTATTTAAAATACTATTTTAATTTATTTTAATATGAATTACAATATGTGTAGATTAAATATTTAACGGAATGTAAAATGAGAGAAGTAGACGTAAATCAATGGAAGGTGAATTATCTCTGGAGGTTAAAATGTTTAACCGAAGAAGAGCTTAAATCATTTAGACAGCAAAAGCTAGAACCACAATATAAGGAGAGAGAAGTGCAAAGAATAACCTTGAAAAAGTATATAGAATTTATTGGTACTGACCCCGCGGCAGAACTATTTGATTGCTCATCAGCGTCAACCAAAGCCTGGAGATACGGACTTAGGCAACCCTCTATTAAACAAGCTAAGAAAATTATAAAAGCATCTGGCGGTAAGCTAGACTTTGAATCTATCTTTGGCCCTATTGAAGAGAATGGCGAAGACTAAGAGTGTTCAATTTAAAAGTAACAGCGCAAGATTCTGCGTTGGACTTAGCTCTTGCTTATGCAGAATATGGAATAAGTGTAGTACCTCTACATAGGCATAACAAAGTTCCGCCCAAAGAATTAGGGGGGTGGCAAAAGTTTCAAGAGCGACAGCCAACGACGGAAGAGATTGAGAAATGGTTTAAAGGGCGAGATGATTTAGTCGTCGCTTTAGTCTGTGGCAAGTTTATTGTTATAGATGCAGACACTCCAGAAGCAGTAAATTGGTGTGAAACCAATCTACCTATAACACCCTTTAAAGTAGCAACAGGTAAAGGGGTTCATTATTATTACAACAATCCAGAAAACTTTACTACTTGGGTAGCAAAAAGAGTTGAAGGATATGATCCTGCAAAACTAATTGATATTAGAGGTGTAGGTGGTTTGATAGTTGCTCCTCATAACATACATGCAACAGGTGCTATTTATACTCCTACTACGATTCCAGATTGGGATCTAAATGATATTGAGGACTTACCAAATCTTACGCAAGAACTTTGGGTCAAGGTTACAGGTGTTGATAAGTTAAACGGAAAACCAATTGCCACTCCTTTGTCTATTCAAGGTATGGCCGAAGGTGGCAGGAACGATCAAGCTGCAAGACTGGCAGGTTATTTAATAGCCAAAGGTCTTAATACAGATTTTACAGAGTTCTTTGTTCAGTCTTGGAATGAGCAGAACAAACCTCCGTTGCCAGCTAATGAAATATCAACAACAGTAAACTCAATTCAAAAAACACATGATCGTAAAAATTTACAAGCACCAGCTTATATATCAACAACAAAAACAGTTGCTGAGCCAACCAATCTTTTCTCTCCTCCAGGAGTATTAAAAGATATCTACGAATACTCTGAAGAAATAGCACATATCTCTCAGCCTGCTATCAGCATGCAAGCAGCATTATCTTTAGGCTCTGTTGCTTTGGGTAGGATGTATAGAACTGATATGAATAACTTCTCATCTTTGTTCTTTATGTGTATTGCTAAGTCGGGCCAAGGCAAAGAAAATGTTAAGACTGTTGTTGAGACTATTCTTGATCGAGCAGAGCATAGTGATTTAATGGCAGGGGACGGCTACACATCAAGCGGAGCTATCTACAGCTTACTTAGATATAAACCAACTCATATAACTGTTATGGATGAGTTTGGCAAAAGATTGGAAAGCATATCTAAATCTAGTAACTCAAACAAAGAAGACGCTCTGCAAGTGTTAATGGAAACTTGGGGTAGGTGTCATGGTGTCCTAAGACCAGACAATTACTCAATGATGACTCTAACCAATAAACAACAAAAGGAAGTCTTAGATAGATCTACAATCAAGCCTGCTATTACCCTAGTTGGTATGAGTGTTCCTAAAAACTTTTACGGCGCTCTCTCAACAGGTCGTATTGTTGACGGCTTCTTAAATAGATTTATTGTTGTTGAATCTCACGTGCCAAGAACAGTTGGCAAGATGGTGTCCTTTGTTGAACCACCTCAATCTACTTACGATTGGGTTTCACATGTAAGACAGGTTGATAACGAAATGGAGCAGATTTCTAGAGACAACGCTGAATTAGATTTTAAACAAAGGATTATAAAGTTTGATGATGACTCTAATGACTTGTTTGACAAGTTAGCTTACAAGCTAGTTGACCAACAAAATGCTTTGGAGAAAGAAGGTCTTGAGGTCTTGCTTTCTAGAACCAGGGAAAAAGCAATGCGTCTTGCCTTAATAGGAGCTTTGGCAGATGACAGAAAAACCAAAGTAATTAAAGGCGACGTAACTCAATGGGCTATTGATTATGTTTATTACTACGATCAAATGCTGATAGAGAACTGCAAAGATAAAGTTGCTGGGTCTGAAATGGAAGGCCGTATTAAACAGATACTTAGCTTTATTAGGTCGCAAGGGGATTGGGGTATAAGTAAGCGTGATATTGATAGGCGTGAGATATTCAGATCAATGAAGTCATATGAAGTAAAAGAAATTATAGAAAGATTAAAAAACTCGGGGGAAATACAAGAGAAAGATTTAAAGGCGAAGGGGACGGGAAGACCAACAAAACGTATTGTTGCGATCGACCCAGAATTTTTTAACGAAGACTAATGAAAAGATTTATTAATAGATTATTTAACAGATTTTTAGAATGGTCTTTCCAAAGAAATAAAAACAAGCAATTTAAAAGAAGGTATAAAGATTAATAGGAGATACAGATGGATAATCCAAAACCAAAGATGGAGAATATTAATGACCAGAAGCGTGAAGAACGCGTTGCTGGTTTTATAGAGGGACTCTGGAATGTTAGATGCCATAAACTACCAGTTAGTTACGGCTTAGATTACTGGTGTGAATCTAAAGAAATTTCATTCTGGCTAGAGGTGAAGTGCAGGACTTTTGGTATAGATAAGTATGATACCTTGCTGCTCTCTTCTAGCAAACTAAGAATGGGTTCAGCCCTATCTCTTGCTACCAATCAACCCTTTGTAATTGTTTACGCTATGACTGATAGTGTTTATAGCCATACTTGGAAAAGGGACCACATATACGATGTTAGGTTTGGTACAATAGCAGAGCCTATATATGAGGAAGATTCAGAGCCATACATTCATTTTAGTCGGGATGAGTTAGAATGTTTATCTCCCCATCCTTTAGGGTTTGACCGAGAAGAGATGGGTCTTGTAAACAATTATAAAAAGGAAAAGTAATGGATAGCCCCGCCAGTAACAAAGGTTGGTTTTGGGATGATGTAAACAAAAGAATGTATCGCTGGCATGAGCTAGAGTTACTAATGAAAGAAAGAGCTTTAAAGGAGAAGAAAAATGCCAATCAACTCAAGGACCAAAGGAGCAACGTTTGAAAGAGACGTCGCTAAAATACTTAACGAGTTTTTTGAATCAGAAGGTATAGACTACACCTGCAAAAGAAACCTAGACCAATATCAATCTAAAGATCTTTGCGATATCAACATGCCTTACCACGCAGTAGAATGTAAGTTCTACAAAGAAGGAGATTGGTATCAGAATGGATGGTGGGATCAAGTCTGCAGATCAACCGAAGGTCGCATACCAGTTTTAATTTTTAAATTTAATAGAAAACCTATTAGGGTGTGTATTCCTTTACATGCAATTAACCCTGAGTGGGAAGCAGATAACAGCAAAGTTGCTGTAATGCCTATAGAAGATTGGTTAGATGTGTTGAGAAATAACTGGGAACTTTACTTAATTAAGGATTAGAACGATTTAAAAGCAAAGCAAGATCCCTATCAATTGGATTAGGCAGTAAAGTAGCAGATGTTCTATTCATTCCAGTTGTTCTGTTTGGCAAAGGTGGTAACAACTGAGGTAATTCTAAAGTAGCCTTTCCAACTCTGCTTTGCTCTAGCTCTGGCTTAGCATCTAATAAGGTAGCTTCTGGAGATATTCTTGATGGGTTTTCAGCAAACTCTCTAGCTTCGTCCTCTCCCGCTCCAATTGCTCTTGGTATTACTTGGCCTAATGGTTTTATTAGTGGTGCAACAACTCCCATAGCCCCCATTTGGTTAAGTAAGGTCGGGGCAGTTTTAAGCATTTGTTTGTCTGAAACTTCTCCAGCTAACCACTTAACAAATCCAGGTCTTCCTAGTAAATATGCCATAGCTTGCATCGGAGCAAAAACTCTAGCTGCTTGTAATGGTTCAAAAATAAATTTAAAAATAAA